AACTCCCCGCGAACCCATATCCTTGACCTAATACCGCACCGAATTTATCATAAGCAGCCCTCGCTGCTCCCGCGCCGTGAATACCCGCTTCGTTGCTGCCGAATACAAAGATTTGGTTCTTTTGTAAAAAAGAGATATTTGGACTTGAAATGTTCATAATCAATTTATAACCTCGTAAGAATTATTTTTTACTATAAGAGATGTTTTTTTATAGAAATTTTGCAGTTTTCTATAAAACTTTGCCCTAACCCCAAGTTATTTGCAAAATTTAATGATGCTTTCCCAAAAAAAAGAAATTTTTCCAAAGTGAAATTTTTATCTTCAACGCGATTATTGAGATCACCTAAAAAAACTTCGATTTTAATAACTAGCTCCAATTCATTTTGAGAAGGAAATTCTTTTTTAAATAATAGGATTTCATGGAATGACTCGCAAATAATAGAGAAAATTATTTCTTTTATTGATTCATGATCCGTTGCATAACCCGATGGAAAATACCCCAACACCGTCATAATATCCTCTTCTGTTTTATAACCTGCTTTTTTTTGTTGAATGTTTGGTAATTTTTCAAAAAAACTATATACGCCTTCTTCTTTTAAAATTGTCAATAAGTTAATTTTTAAAAGTTGCGTGTGGGATTCTGTTGTGATTGTGTCCAATACGGTTAATATTATTTTCTTCATTTTTTTAATCCTTTAGGTTTATATGCTCGTTAGTGAGCATGCAAGTAGAATACATTTAATCTTAACTTAAGTCAAGCATTTTTTTTTGTGTTTATTTATTTGTTTTTTTGGCTTATAATAAAGAGTATAAAACAATTTATTTTTAAAAAAAAAGGATAACTCATATGAAATTATCAAACACATCTAAAAGAGTTAACAACGAAATTGTAGGGCTAGTCGTTAATAATAAACTAGGACCGAATTCAAGCGACCAACCAGTGAAGATTAATAACCCACAAAACAATCAACAAACAGAACCAAAAAACACGGGTGCACCTCTTTCATATTCACACGTAAACGAATCAAAAAAGTAACAATATTTTCCAGTTGCGTTAATTTTGAAAATTTATCATAAGGTGATTTTGTGCCTAGAAAAAAGAAGACACAAAGAGATTTAACAAAAAACCAAGTTATTGCGTGGGACATGTACTCCAAAGGAATGCGTCAAGTCACAATCGCAAAAGAGATGGGAATAACTGAAACGGGCGTGAGTGTTTTACTTAATGCGGCACATGCTAGGTATAGCAAATTCTTAGATATAGACGTGAAACGGTACTATGAAAAGCATCTAGCACAACTGGAATATATAGCAGAGGAAGCTTTGACATCATGGCGCAATGATTTAAAAATAGGAAAAAATGGAGTTCAGCACGACCCCGCCTATCTAGAAACGGCCATGAGATCAATTGAAGGCATTAGGAAAGTTATTTATAACAAAAAGCAAGATGACTATAGGGAGGCAGCGGCAGATGATAAGCAAGACCCGCTTGAGCGAATCATGGCACTGGTTAACGGAGCTAGAGCGCGCGGAGATTACCCATCTTCTTGATGTTTTAGATATTAAAAGCTTAAAGCTTATTGATTTTGTGCGTGATATGTGGCCATTGGTTGAGCCATCTACTGCGTTTGTTTCTGGCTGGCATATAGAAGCCATCTGTGAGCATTTGGAAGCGGTAACAAGCGGAAAAATAAGAAATTTACTGATAAATATACCGCCAAGACATGCAAAAAGTTTAATATTGTCTGTGTTTTGGCCAGTCTGGGAATGGGTAAAAAACCCAAGTATAAAATGGATTTTTGCAAGCTATGGGCAGTCTTTAAGTACAAGAGACAGCCTAAAGTGTAGGCGGTTAATCCAACACATTAAATTTCAACGCAAATACGGGTACAGGTTCAAACTAACAGGCGACCAGAGCACAAAAACACGTTTCGATAATGACAAAATGGGTTACAGAATCGCAACGAGTGTTTGCGGAATAGGAACAGGGGAAGGCGGAGATCGCTTAGTTTGTGACGACCCGCACAACGTCTTAGAGTCAGAAAGCCAGAAAATACGTGAGAATGTTATAACTTGGTGGACTGAGACAATGGGGAGCCGAGGAAATGACCCTAAAACATTTACACGCACCATTGTTATGCAGCGCGTGCATCAGTACGATTTAAGCGGTCATATTATTGAAAGGGGAGACTACGAACATTTATGTTTGCCCGCAGAATATGAGCCTAGAGTAACTGTATCATCAATAAATTTTAAAGACCCAAGAACAAAAGACGGGGAGCTTTTGTGGCCTGAAAGATTCGGAGTTGCAGAAATTGCTAGGCTAAAGTCTGACCTTGGAGCTTATGCTTCCGCTGGGCAATTGCAACAACGACCAGCACCAAGAGAAGGCGGAATTGTAAAAGAAGGCTGGTTAAAATATTATACATTGCTAAAAGATGAAAGCGGAAAAATAAAAAATCCACAATTTAATTTTACCCTTCAATCTTGGGATACTGCTTTCGAAGGTTCAGAAGAAAATGCTTTCAGCGTTTGCACTACTTGGGGCTTTAATAACGACGGGGCTTTTTTGATAGATAGGTACAAAGATAAACCGGATTTTCCCACTTTATGCAGACGCGCGAAAATGTTGTTCCAAGAATTCAGACCAAATAAGGTAATAGTTGAGAAAAAGGCCTCTGGTCATAGTTTGATTCAAACCCTTAAAAAAGAAACTCAAATACCAGTGGTTGCAGTGCCAGCGAAAGGAGATAAAATAAGCCGTTTAAGCGCAATTTCTGGATATATAGAAAGCGGGCGGGTGTTTTTGCCAGATAATGCTTCATGGCTTAGAGATTTTGTTGATGAACTCTGTATTTTCCCTAACTCTAGGCATGATGATCAAGTAGATAGTGCGGCTCATGCGTTAATAGAGTTGTTTTTGAAAACAACAATACAAAAACACGAGTATTTAAATTTCAATATCATGGGAAGGTAAAAATGACTTATGAAACACGAGTGCCTTATTACGAAACAAGAATGGGGAAAATTCCCGATGATGGCTATCAGTTCTGCATTGTTAAATTAAAAAGCGGAGATTACGAACTTCTAAGGTCTAAAGCACCAGAAAAAAACGTTCCCGCTGAATACAGCAAGCATGTGGGAATTGGAACCGTTGAGGAATTGATAAAAATTAGAAGCGAGATTAAGCGCGGCGTTCGCAATATAGAGGGTTCTGTTAATTTTTAAGATTAAAAAAATAGACTTTAATAAATAGAAAAATACAAAATCATAAAAAAATAAAATGTCATATCAACAGTATAATAGAAATCCATTTGTAGATAGAATTTGCCAAAGATTCAGTTTGAGCATGGACAATGACTGGACAGAAAGAGAATCTATTCTTTATATTTACAAAAAGTTCTTAGATTCTACAATATATGACAATTTGGCGCCTTGGAATTGTGAATATGAAGGCGGACAATTAAGCGGAAAATATACGCCTCTCGCAAAAAGGCGGCCAAGTGTAATATATGCGATCCCTCAAATCATTGTAAATGAAAGCACATCAATGTTATTTGGTGACAATCATTTCCCAATCATCAGGGGTGCAGATGATGAAGACACGCGAACGTTGAAATATATATCAGATAGCTGTTTTTTGCCTTCCAAGATGATGGATGCAGCCAAAAAAGGTTCTTTAGGCAGTGTTTGCGTTTTAGTAAAAGTGCTTTTAAGTCAGTTTTTTATTGATGTACTTGATACGGTTTCATTAATTCCCGTTTTTGATGAGCAGAGACCCGGTAAACTCTTAAACCTAAGAGAAAAACGAAAGGTAACAGGTGCAACGTTACAGTCAAAAGGGTATGAAATAGACGACAAAGACAGAAATAAGCTTTTTTTTGCAATGAGAGAGTGGACAGAATTTGAAGAAATATACTATATCCCCTTTGAATGCAAGAAAAGCGAAGACATCAACTTTTTACCAGAAAAAGACGAGGGAAGAAGTTCTATCCATAATTTGGGGTTTGTCCCTGCTGTTTGGATTAAGAATAGCAGCAATGATGAAAAAATAGATGGCGATTGTACTTTTAGCGCAATTCTTGATACATGCATCGAGATTGATTACCAACTCAGCCAACTTGGGCGATTATTGAAATATAACTCAGACCCAACGCTTGTAATAAAAGACCCAAGCAATTTAAGCGATCAGCAGTTAATAAAAGGCATCGGACCAATAACACTTGGAGAAAATGGCGATGCTTGGATGCTAGAAATGACAAGCGGCAGCACTAACGCCGTGATAGATTACGTTAGGTGTTTGCGTGATTTTGCAATTGAAGTGGTAAGAGGAAACAGGGCAAACCCAGAAAAAATAAGCGGCTTACATTCTGGAAAAGCTTTGCAAATGCTAAACGCAAATCTTATCGAGTTTGTTTCTTCGCTTAGGGTTAGTTATGGCAATGGATTAAAAGACATTCTAGATATCATATTTCAAATAATCGATAGTGAAAAATTTATAATAGATTTGAATGGAAACAACATAAAATCATTAAATAAGAATGATATTGTTTTAGATTGGGGGCAATGGTACCCACCAACACCACAAGACGACTTGCAAGAATCGCAAACTATTGGAAATTATGTTGATGCGGGAATTATAAGTAGGTCAACAGGGACACGCGCCGTTGCTGATAAATTTAATATTATAGATGTCTTGGAAGAAATCAAAGTATTGACAAATTTTAATAAAAATGAAATGATAAAAACTGTATAATAGTTTTTTGGGCTCGTGGTGCGAGCATAGGTAAAAGCGTGGTGCGCTTTAATCAAAAAAAGGGGTTTTATGAATAACGAAGTACAAGAAACAGAAAAAGAAACAAATAATCAAGAAGCAAAAAATTTATCTTCAACTTTTATGCGTGACTCGGATATAAAATGGCGAGCTAAGTATAAAATGGCTAGAGAAGAACTAGAAACTTTTAAACTTTCTAGTGAAAAAAACGCAAAAGAAACAAACGAAAGGATCAATACTATCTCAGCAGATAAAGAGAGCGTGCAAAACAAATATATAGAAGCAAAAATTGAAAGTATGGCAATTTCTCAAGGGATCACATATGTAGACATCGTGAAACTCATTAAAAGAGAAAGCATTCATATTGATGAAAAAGGCCAGATTATCGGTATTGAAGAAGCGGTTCAATTATTTAAAAAAGAAAAGCCTCATTTTTTTGGAGCTGAAA